ATACTCCACAACAAACATATTCGATGGGTGCTCCATATGGAATTTATTGTACAGATGTAGAGCCCCTTTAGATCCTCTACCGTCTACTGTAGCGTCAAGATCGTATGAATCGACACCACCACAACCAATGTCAGAATTTGGAGCTATTTTTTTACCTCTTTCTATTTTCTTTTTATTTCTTAATTCTGGCGGAGGCATCCAAGCTACTTTAAATCTTCCGCCAGGATCTGGACGAAAAACCACCTCTGTATCTTTTTCACCGTTTTTCCAAACAAAATTACCAATCACAACTGGATTAGGGAATAATTCGTCATTATGTTCTACTTGCTCGTATATCTGCCCAACATTAAATAAACTACCTTCTATACTATCTCGAAAAGCTTCATCTTCTGTAAAAGGAAACTGACGTATAACTTCATTAAGTTCAGACGCATCATCTTTAAGAGTTTCTCTTTCATTTTTTAAAAATGTTTTAGCACCACTTTCTATCAAATCAGAATCTATACCTTCAATAGATTTGGACGGATCATCAATAACGGGTCGTCCGTATATGTCAAAAAACCCTTCTAAAGACTCATAAGCTGGTATAAATAATCTATAAAGACCAGTTCGAGTTCTACCATTCGCATTCCTCTCCATCGGATTCGAATCCTCCCATAAATTCTTGTACTCCTTTCCACCTTTGTCCATTGGATTTACTGTGCTTCCTACGAGAGCTTTTCCTACGATTTTTCGCCCTACGATCAAACAAGTCCTCTGAATCCTCCATGCGTCCCTTATGTCTGTTGGTTTTTCCCATTTTCCTGCCTCATCTAAATACAATATGTGTAGCTTCTCACCATCGTATGCGTTATTAGTTGTGTTTTTCCAATTTATAACAGTGTTCAAAGCTTCACCTTTTTGTGAGGTTTTGTTGTTTTTAGTTATACGTTTTGATGGTTCACGAAAAGCTAACTCCATACGAGGGTTCGTTGTACCATCTTGTATTGGTTTAAAAAAGAAAGGGTAGTGTCTAAACATGTACACCACCTTTTTCATAAAGATGTTTTCCTGAGCGTCTTTACCTGTTTTCGACTGGATCCCCATAAGCTTGTCTTTAACCTGTGTAGCTTCGTCCACAAGAACAGAAGAACAGATATTAGTATAGCCAGAACGACGACACTTAGTATATAGCTGACCGATACAACGAGAATCAGACTCGCACGCAGCCATGTGTAAATATATTTCACGTTGAAAATTTAAAAAGTATGGGTATCCTACATCAAGCCTCGTCCATTGAAGCATCATGTAATGCCTCCCCGTAATATATGTAGGTGTACCGTTGTTATAAAACCAAAAGCCCTCACGCCTACGTCTAAACTCTTCTTCGATATATGGACGAAACTTTTCTCTAAATTGTTTTGGCATCTCTGACCACTCATCCATAGAACGAACACGAGACAGCTCTTTGGGCATAGGTATCCTCTGCCACATCTGCAAAGACTTTGGTTCTTTATATCCGAAAATTTGTTTCTTGGGGGGTGCTTTGGGAAGACAAATGAGTAACCCACCGAGTTCGATAAGCTCACCTTCCGTACCGTTGGGACAAATCTTAACAGCAGGCTCTTCATATCCTTCTACATCTAATAACACAATTAGTTTCTATTGTGATGATATGGAGCCATGTAGTTTGGAGCTTTACCATTGCAGCACCACTCTCCACCCCCATCCCAAGGGTCAATACACCAGCATTGGTTGTAGTCTTTTTTTTGAGATCTGTAATGTTGTTTATACGAAGAACATGAGCTCAGCACAACAGCTGAGATTAAAATTAAAAGGTATTTCATTATATATAAATTTTATTTACGTTTAGAGCCTTTTACTCTAGACTTTTCTTTTCTTCCTCTATTTTTTGATGCAGGCTCAACAGTAAGGTTATCACCTTTGTGATGTATATCCATGCCGTCACCTTTAGAAACTTTACCGCCCTTTGCAAGCTTTCTTCTATTTCTATTTCTTTCAGCACGATTCTTCTTTTCCTTTTCAGAAGATTGGAACTTATCGTACTCTTTTTTGTAGTTTCTTTTTTTAACTCTCATAGCTCTTGCAAGTTACGTTTTTTTTGTCTTCTTTCATGAGTTACTTGTCTGTGGCAATTAGCGCATCTAACTTCACATTTATCTATTTCTTTTTGTATAGCATCTATAGAATAATATTCATGAACCATAGTGGATATATTTTTATATTTATCGCCATCTATATGATCAAAATCTAAAACAATATGATTTGTTTCTCCGCAATCCACACATCCAGAATTAGATTTTACTTTATCAACATATTCTTTGTTTACTACCAGTTGTTTTTTGTTTCTTTCTCTAGACCTTGATTTTACTTTTTCTTTATTAGCTTCGTAATGCCTTTTAGAGGCAGCAGCTTGATCTTTTTTAGACTTATAAGGCATTACTTAGAAAATCTTTCAGCAAATCCACCAGTATAATCTTTTGCATCATCTATCTCCCCATTGTCCTTTAGATCTTTTATCATTTGCTCTAGGCGTTGCCTTTCTATAATAAGATCCTTACAGTCTGTTGCTGTTTGTTTTATTGATTGAAGCTCAGCCTTTCGCGCACTCCCATTTATTTCTGGATCAACAGGCTTTTTAACCTCGTCAATCATATTGTTTATTGCGTCCTCCATGCTTTTCATAAGCCTTTCAGATGCATTGATTGTAGTAAATTTAGACTTAGACATAAACCCCATATAAATCTTCTGCACGAGTACGGTAGTATTCCTGCCCATCTATAGTTATACGATAATCTCTATTTTCTTTGAATCCAACAATATCGCCAGGCTCCAACCCCATATCCTCGCCTTCTTCACATAGATAAGCTACCTCCCCTTTTGTTGGTAGTTTTTCACTATTATCTACTACTTCTATAATATCAGATTGAAGGGTTAGTTCCTCCTGCTCTACAGGCTTTAATAAACACCAACCTGTAAGACATCGGATCTTACCGTCTTTTTGGCTTTTATATGCTATCGCCTGATTGTTTATAGCAAGTTTAGGATGATATCTTACTATATAAGTATCGTCCTCATCCGTAAATATCTGCCCATCGTTATTTCCACCCATAACTACTAAGTGATGAAAGTATAAAGTGTCACCCTCTTCAACGCCTGTATCGTATTTAAAAGGTACGCATACAACAGGACCTTCAGTGATGCGGTGTTCAAATTCGTTAAACTTAGTATCTACATACAGCTCTAAACCACTGTCTGTTTTAATTGTGTCGTTAAACCTTTTTTCAAGCTTAACAACAAATAAATCAAATGTCTTCATGATTAAAAATTACAATCAAACTCTAACATACAAGGCATATCATCTATAGCTTTCCATAAAGTCTGAATGCTATCTTCATCCTTAATGTACACAAAGTATCTTGTTTTACCGTATTTGTGCAAATGTCTTTCGTCTTGCACTATCGTACTAACTGTTCCAGTTCCAGCTCGCATACCTATATAATAGGCCATGCCATCTTTAGGGTTCTTTCCAACCACAATTTTTCTAATAAGTCCTTCCATTGTATTTTATTCAGTATCTATATCTAGGTCCCTCAACATTTCGTCTACATCTTTTTCAAAGTCTTCTAAAGTGTAAGGGGGATCGTAGTTATATGTATTGCTCACAAAGTTAACCATTTCTTCTAATTCAAAAAAACTATCGAGATGATAACTATATATAGCATTCATTTTTAACTCTCCAAACTCATCTTCATCAAAAAATCCAGAAACAAGTATAGAAACAAATCTATCTCTCATTTCGTATTTATCAACAAGACGGTCCATTTCTATAGCTAATTTTTGAATTTGTAATAAAAACTCCATATCTTTCATGTGATAATTTTTTATATGCCTAAAAGTACAGTACCTAAGAAACAGTTGTTTAGAGAATTCTCTATGCAAGATAAGAAATATCTACGTAGAAATTATTTAAAGAACTTAAAAAAAGTAAAACACCTTGTTAATAAGGAGTATGATATATCTTTTTCTATGATAGAGTTTCTATTGTGGGGGTATGATCTTCAGTTCTTTACAATTAAGTATGCAGCGGAAGATTTAGCTATGAATAAAAACAATACTCAAAACAGATTTATATATCCTCTAGTAAATAAAGGATATCTATATAAACATTTTGATAAACTTACCCCATCGCAGACCTTTGAGGATCATCTATTCAGAGAAGAAACTAAAATGAACTATAGAGTTAGGTATGCCTTAACTCAAAAAGCTAGGTTATTAGTACAAAAAGTCTACAGGGAGCTTGATAATTAACCTAAATACCAGTCGCTACTAGAGTCTGATTGCATTGTTTGAACTTCAGACTCTGTGTAAGAGTCGTAAGAACTTAAGCTAGCTGGCAAAGAATCATCAAACTTAAGCATAACTCTTTTAGGATTTTTAGCCGTGTCAACAAAATTGTTTAAAATAAAATCTACTTTGTCTGCGTGGTCTCCAAGTTCGGTTTCAGTAAGTATTGTATATATAGCCATTGTTAAGGTGTTGTTGTTGAGAAGGCAGCATCAGCCCTAAGCGTTCCATCGCTATTCCCTGCTTCGTCATCAGTGCTGTTGTTCATCTTGTAGTAAAGATGTAAGTGATCGTGACCAGTTATGTCTGTAGGGGCTCCGCCTCCGCCTATAGCAGATATTTCGCTATCTTCAAGGGCAGCATCAAAAAATGCACACTCATCAATAAAACCATTAATAGGTGTAGTTGCAGTGCCAGCTCCATTTTGAAATCCTCCAAATCCTAAATTAATAGATGAAGTATACTGATTGTGATTAGATATGCTCACCGCCTGAATTAAAGTTCCATCTATTTCGCTACCATTAACGTAAATAGCGTATGCTGTATTACCTCCAGTTTCTGTAACAGTAAGCGCTACGTGAGTCCAGTCAGTTGCCCCGTCGCTAAAAGTAACATTGTCTGCATTATATAATGCTATATCAGAATTTGCTTGATGAACAAAACTAAGTTTTCCAGTAGTCTGTACGGCAAGCCCAACAATATTAAATGAAGTAGTTGCTCCAGCAATGTACTGAACTTGACTAGGTTGGCCGTCATTCAGCTTAATCCACGCTGAAATAGTAAAGCTATTTCTAATCTGAGTTTGTAGAGTTGTATTGGTATCAAAAAAATCTCCACTTCCGTCTAAAGCAACAGAATGAGAGTTTGCATACCCAGCATCCGCTACATACGGTGAAGTTATATTTGTTCCTAATCCTAACATTATATTTCTTTATTAAGAAGGTTTACTAACTCCACTGGATCCAATATAAGGCTTTGCGCAAAATCTCTATAATTAATTGTTACTTCCTCCCCATCTTCTAAAGCCTTAGCTATAGGTGGATATATACGCATGTAAGCTTTAGTGCTCTTCCCTATAAATCCATTTTTCTTTATATTGTTGTTTTCCTGCGTGTCACCCACAAGTAAACATCCCGCAGTGTCCTCATCAGTATTACCACAGTGAATAAGGATATATTTAAAATTAGGGACATCACACACTTCAAGCATTCCCATATGTATATCAGCAAATCTTTTGCTGTACTTGGCGTGGTATCCACCTTCTCTTCTAAAGTTGATACAATACTCTCCTTCAGGTATACAAGTTTCTCCCCACACTTTTTGTTCACGGCTCTCATCTTCGAGGGTATAACATAAAAATTTTCTTTCATTCGTTATGTCAAATAGAATCCCGTTAGTCGAATCTACCCCTTTGTTGAATCTTATTACTTCGAGTTTCATTTTTTATTTTATTTAGTCTTATACGTTCAGCTTCTACCGCTGGATCTTTTCTTTTCTTCTTTGCGTTAAAGTATCTTTTTTTCAAAAGTAAGATTATTTTAACCTATAAATACTAACCAGTAAATCCACCCGCAAGCTCCCTACCTTCACTTCGTGCTAATCTTCTTTGTAAACGTCTGTATCTTGATCTTGCAAAAGGATTTCTAACATATCCAAGAGGATCTTGTCTAGAGCCAACTCTAAGTGTTGCTCGTTTAGATGCTCTGCCTCTTCTTCTTTTTAGACGTTTTTGTCTTTCTTGTCTCCTTTGTTTTATAAAATCAGCTACTCTTAAAGCAAGAGGATCTTTTGCATCAAGTTTAGGGTCATTAAGCTCTGCAGACTTTTCAGCATCTGCTCCCCCTTGTTCACACCCATCTTTTGTACACACCATCTGACCTTCTCCTCCATCAGGAGCATCTTTTACATCTTTGTTCTTTTTACGCTCACCTATTTTCCTAAGCATGCGTTCAATAGGTGCTATTTGACGATCTTTTATATTAGACAATCTTTTGCCTTTAACTTTCCTAAAACTGCGTTTACCGCCTCTTCTATATATGTTCATTATGATGCTATAAATACTTCCATAGATACTGCGTTAGATCCTGGATCAATTAATATACTTTCTAAATCTGTTAACGATTCAACAATATTAGCGTTTGCATCACTTAAAGCAATTCCATCATGAACTGCCCCCATTATAAAAGATCTTCCAGCAGCTAATAATAAAGTAGTAGACATGTTTGCACTACCATCTTCACCTCCTGCTACCTGTAAAGAAACATTAACTGGGTTAGATCCGTCAAGGTTTGTTATCCTAACGTACTTAGCATCTTCTAAATCTATAGCATTGTCGCTAGTACTGGTAGCAGTTTGGAATGTAGCAACTGTAGTATCAGAACTAGCAGGACAAGTAACGATCCTATGGTATACTTGAGTGACAGATGTTACAGACAAAGTGTTCACAGACCCTCTATCAGCACCGTTAAGCGTTAGTTCTTCCGTTATAGTTACATTTAAAGTTGCCATTTATTCTTGTCCTTGACTACCAAATTGTCTAATTAATTCCTCCATAGTTTCTGGAGGTAAGTTTCTCATTACAGAACCTGCACCTTGACCTGTTCTTGCACCAAACATAGTCATAGGTCCTTGTAACGCTGGCTTTGCCATTGATTCTGCAGCACTTGATGCACTCATAGCGCTTGTTTGAGGACTCATCCCATACATTTCATTTAGTATATCTAAAAACTCACCGATTGAGCTGTCTTGATCGTAGTTCGCTAACAACTCCAAAAGAGCATCAACACTTCCTGGTGCTTCGTTTGAAACTGATTTACCTCCATGAGCATACTCTGGCATCTTACCACCACCCATATACTTCATCTTACCGCCATGCCCCATGTAGTCCATCTTACCGCCATGACCCATGTAGTCCATCTTACCACCATGTCCCATTTCTTTGACTTTCATTCCGTATGCAGCTTTATCCGTTGCCCCTGCAATTCTATCTGCTTGAGTTGGATTAGGGTTATTATCAATCCCAGCTTTTACGCTTAGCATACCAAATGGAGTTTTACCTCCTCTTTTCATCTTTAAATGTTTCATGACTTAATATTTACTACAAATATAATATATTATCCGCTACAGCTCTCACAGTCCTCTGGTGCATCAATATTGCACTTAATTTCACCAGACTCTATTTTAGCTTCTTGCTTGTCTAATTCTTTTTTATCAAGGAATGATGGGGTATCAAACTCCTCTTTGTAATAGTTTTTTTCTTTGTTCATCGTTTTCCACCAAAGTATTCTACAGCGTGACCTTCTTTAATCAGCTGTTTGTTTAAATTTTTCATTGTGAATGAGTCTGGGCAACAAAAGTCTATTTCACCTAAACATCTACCAAACTTACCAACGCCGTGAGATGTTAGTTGAACTTCTTCAGCAGTATCAAGGAGTTCAGCTACTCTCTGCTTAGCTGCTAATCCACGTTTCTTTTCTTCAAGGTCTCGTGTTCTAGACTCTGGAGTATTTATCCCCATAAACCTTATACGCTTCTTTACTGACACATCAAAACCTAGATCTATGTTAGCATCTATGGTATCTCCATCAATAACTTTAAGCACGTCTATTTTGTATGTGTACATATTATCTTAAATCTTGTCTTGCATCTTCAGCGGTAAACGCTTCACGACCTAAGTTCGCTTTAATTGCATCCATGATGAATCCTTTTTGTTCATCGCTCCAATTTGTACCTGTCATAAATCTACTTAAATGACCCATGTTTGTTGATATATTCCCATCTTTTTCAGCTTGAGCAAGAATACTCACAATTTCATCAAAACTCTTACCTTCTAAATCATACCCTGCAACTGATGCGGAAGAAAGTCCAGACTTAAGAATTGCATCAAACTCTATGTCTCTAGATTTGTCTCCAGCCATATAATTACCCTGAGCTGGTCCACCTAAATTTTCATCTAATACAGTATCATTTTTTCTTATAGACTTCATTAAGTTTTTAAATGCTTTACGAGTAGTTTTATCTTGTATTCTTCCAGCACCTGGTAGCCCAATGTATGATGCTAGCAACTGTAAAGGCCCATATTGACTTTTATGTATTAACTCATGATCTAATACGCTATCGTCAGCTCCCTTTTCAACGCTTGATATTAAACCCGTGTTATCACTTACAGGATTCATAGAGATATTTCCAACTTTATCTCTAAATCTTCTGCTTGTTAATCTACCTAACATTTTAGGACCTAGATAATAACCAGCATTACTCTCTCCAGCTAAATAATCTAATATATCTTCTGTATCAAAAGGAAGTATGTCAGCCCTACCAACTCTTCTATAACCTCTTTCTTTTATTCTTTCGTCTCGTCTTTCTTGTCTTTCTTGCTGTCTAGCTTCTCTATCTGCCCTTCTTAAATCTCTTTTGTAATTTCTAAGCTGTGCCCTATTAAACCTTTTGTATTGTCTTGGGGTTAACTCTTCTTCATAATATACTGGCTCTCCAGTATCATAACTAACACCTGGCATCATTATTTTACCCTCTTCATTTAAGTACATCGTTGGGTTTTCCGCCTCTTCCTTATAGTACTCCTTAGCTGCTTTTATTTTTTCTCTTCTGTCCTTAAGTCTCTGGAAGAGCCCTCCTTCTTGGAATTTCTTTTCTTGTTTTTTCTTTTCGTACATATCTAGAGCTATAGCGACAGCCTGTCTAAGGCCTTTACCTTCTCTACGTAGTATTCGCACTTTCTTACTTACGAACTTATTTTTATCTGGTCTGTTCTTCTTTGCCATAGCCTGCAAGATACCACCTTTTTTGTATGTCTTAAACTCTGATGGGGTTTTTACTTCCCCCTCCATGTACATCATATTTTGATTAAAGTATTTTTCTGGGATATCTACCTCCCACCATGAATTACCTTTACTGTCAGTGACTTGTCTAACTTCAACACCAAACTCTTTTTTGTAATACTTTGGGAAGTCTTTGTATTTTCTATGTACACCTTCAAAGTCACCTGAGCCATGTCCTTGTATTCTTCTAGATGTTTCAGGAGTCGGTACTCTCATTGTTGTTTGACCGTTTCTAGCTGCATCTAACATAGACTCATTAACCCATTTAAGTTTTAATGATTCATATTGAGATTTTCTTAGATTTACTTCTTCTTTTATAAGAGCATCTCTGTTAGGTAAATTTTTTATAAATTCATCTCTACCTTCTTCTAGTGCATATATACCTTCTTCAAAAGCAAGCTCGTAATTTAAAAGTTGTTCTTGAAGTTCTATTATTTTATTTCTTATATCTTGCTTTGTAAGTCCTTCACCTAATTGACTATCAGGTAAATTAAAATAACCTTCATATCTAACTATAATTTCATCAAGATTGTTAATTTGGTTATTTATTATACTTAACTGAGATATTAAAGGCTTGTCTGCAGTAACGACATATGGAAGGCTGGTTGTTATATTTTCAATTTCTTTTAAACCAGGAATTTGATTTATACCTCCGTACTTAATTTCTCCACCTGTAATTTGCATCCATCTATCAATGACATTTCCTACCCTAACTCGAACTTGTGGATCTGGAATATTCAAATCACCACTTGTAATTAGATTATTAAGTTCGTCCGCTATACCTTGATATTGAACGGCTAATTGTGAGCTTGGTAATATTGTTGTATCTTTTGTTATAAAATCATCACCGCCAAGCCCTTCAATAGGAGCTTTAATAAGATCATCTGGAGTTTTTAATTTTTGTAAATCAGTTTGCCACTCCGTTACGTAGTATATTTCAGGATAGTCTGGATCTATAAAGCTTCTTATCCAGTAACTTGCTGAATCTTTCATTCCCAAATGAGGTCGTGCAATACCTAAAGATTCATCTTGATATACAAGAGTCTTTGATAATGCATCTGGTGAAGTAAGAGCAGCTCCTTCGGTGTAATATTTAATATTAGCTAAACCGTAATTAGCTTGATCTTTGGTTTGTATTACTGTTGCTGGCTCTATATTTAAAGATACGTAAGATCTTAAAGCTTCATAGTCTATTGTCTTACCTGGGAACTCTTGCTGTAGCTCTACCAGTGCATTAAGTATAGCATTTTTCTCTCTAGTAGAACTCTTTGGTAGATTGTTAGCATAGTCTTCTACTACAGATTTTAATATACTCCCATCTTTAGCTTTAACAGACTTTTCTAGGCTGCTGCCTTTCATTAAACCAGGGTATTGATACACACCTAAGTTTTCTACCTCTCCAAGAGGAACTGCATCAAAATCTCCAGTATCTACTGATGAACCACCTTTAGCTATATTACTCTCTAAGTATGGTGCTTCTTCAGATACATATCCACCTTTCTTAGTCCTTACAGCACGCTCTGTCTGGTAATCCTTTGCTAGATTCTGTAGTACAGGGGTTGTTTCAGCAACTTTTATCGCTTCAGACGCAGCTACTGGCACATTAGACGTAGCTACTGGCACATTGGATCCCGTTAATTGTTGTAAAGGTCCTGTTTGTTGCTGTACTCCTGATCCTATAAAATCATCTGCAGCCTCTCCTAAGTTTCTACCAAAAACTGCTCTACCTTTAGATATATCTGATGCTGGAACTTTTAAAGAACCAATACCTGAACCTCTAAGCATCGAAGCACCACCAATTAAAAATAAAGTTTTAAGCCCTACGTCTGATAACTGACCTGCTACACGATCTAAATCAGCTGGGCTAAAACGTCCATCTTCAAAAGCTGCAATGATTTGTCTATCTAATTCAGTTAAATCCTGATCTAACTCTACTGCTGTCTGAGCATAAGTTGCTGGATTAAACACCTGACCTGCAAAATCCATAGCACTGCCTCCTGTATTGATGAATTCTGCTTTCGTAGGTCTCCTGAATGGTTCAAAACGACCTTCATAACCAGGGAGATTAGCTGCAGCATTGAATTGTGGATTCTGATTATAAAATCTGAATGCTCGCATAGGGTCTGAAAAAAGCTCTAACCAACTTATTGGTTCAAAGGCATCGTCTGATGCTTGTGTTATTTCAGCTGGACGAGGTATTATATTTATAGGTTCGCTAAAAAGACCTATTGGTTGTGTATAACCTGAAGGTTGTGTGCTTTCAGACACCAAAGGATCTGGGATAAGAGATTCTAATATTGGGTGTGAACCATCAGCTAGATGTTCGTGTGATGGTATTCCACCTCCTTCGTGGTATCTTTTTTTTCTTAAGCGCATTGATGCAAAGGTAATAAAAGGATTCCTTCAATAGATCACCCCAAACGTAACACATACATGGGTATAGTTAGGGCTTATTCCACTAAATACAGCTAGTCTTGTCTCAGATAGACTGTTTACGCTTACAAATACCCTCATTTAGGAGGTTACTTGCGCGATCCGCTACATTCGCTGGCTAAGTTACCACTTTTTTTTTTAAAAGTCAAGTGCTAAAGCTTTACTTTAAGACTTTTGCGTAACTGTTTAATAATCAAGGAGTTAAGATATAGTAGTCGGCGAGCCGAGTTGATCGTAGTAGTCGGGGAACCCACAAGAAAACGTCAGAAATAAGTAGAGTGGGGATTATATATTATTAAAACAAAATTTTTTACAAAACAAAATTAATTTTTTTTACCCCCGTACCCCCTATTTACGCTACGTTTTGCGCTAGTATTCCAGCTTTTTGCCGTTTGAGTAGTAAGGCACAAAGGGACAAATGCACACCCTATTTGACATAATATAAATTATCACTCATTTATGATTAGGCACTAGAGCCCACATAGTAAAGAATTGGTAAAGTTCGACATGTTATATATATAGTTATTAACATGGTATTGTTAGTTGTTTATAAACCGCTGTAAATCAATCACTTACAAATTTCTTTAAATGTTAAAAAATCACAAA